CAGAGATTCAATGAGGAACATGCAGACGAAAGGAAAGCGACTCTTCAAGGAGATTGTATAGTACGAGATAACGAAACAGACTGTATTGGCAATCATTTGTTTCAGAGATTGAAGCTTGCCCCAAAAAGGTTTAAGCGAAGACGAGATCATGATATATACTCATATTTACATGAGATATATGATTCTCTTGAACGAATTAGATTGCAAAATCGCAGACTGCGCCATGAAATTTTACGACAACATGGCAATGAGAGAATAAAACGTGACAATATAAATAAAAATATTGAAACGTTTAAAATAATAGCAGCCAATTTTGTTATTAATTTTGAGAGTGATGCATTTACGTCATATTCAAAATATAATAGTAATTACCTCCCTATGGAAGGGATTATAAGAAATATAAACTTGGCTCAAATTTTTGGCTTTACTATTTGTGCCAGTACAACTACAAATAAGTTATTTGTGACACCAACAAAAAGCCTAAATATGTGGACACGCGCAACGTTTATGAAACATAGCGCACCAAGTATGGCTGATGAAGAGTGGCGTGAACATTATGGTCAGGTCACTGTGAGAGATCTTTATACACAAGTGAGTAAGGATTCTCTTATGTTTAAGGCATATTTGGCAAGAAATTTAGGTTATAAATTTTTACCAAAGGAGAAGTGTATATCGCGACGTCATCTCATTAGCGATGTAACATTTTTCTTTTTCGATCAGATAAATACATTATTTAAGAAAATTGATAATGTAAATACACAACTTATTTTGTTGGAGGAAGCAGTAATTAGTGATGTAGAAAGGAAGAGAATTCAACAAAGTATTGTGAATATTATTCCTCGTGATGCTAGAATAGCATCACTTCAATCACTATTAGAGACAACAGTGCGATTTGACGTAACTTCTATGAGAAATCTTATAGAAAGTGTGCGGGATTCATTAGCACTAACCATGACAGAGACAACAAAGAAAGCATGTAAGTTTTTACTTCGAGTAGCTTATTGTGCTGTTTTAATATGGTGTATACAGAAGGTTGTTGATTGTTCTGTGAATATGGTGAGCCAATTAGCTCACTGGTACAGTGCACTTGATGCTCTTCAGTTATGTTCCATATTTATGTTTACTTCAGCTGTCAGCATTTGTATTTCTCAGCTGTGTTCAATGCTGAGGAAGAATGATACAGATAATGCTGTCGGTCAATTTAGACATGCTACATTACAAAGTAGTGGTGAAAATCATAATGTGATAGCGTTAATTGTAAATGTTGTACATATGATTTTTACGGGAAAAGAGACATGGACATTAACGGATATTAAGAAAGAAATATCCGCATTTCCCCGATTTGGACAAGGAGTTACGAGTCTTGTTGACATTATTGGTGATATAATTAATTTTGTTAAGGAAAAGATTTGTAATGAGTATTTTGGAACAACTTTTGATACTCATTTGGTAGATGATCCAGAGATTCAGAAATTTTATACTCTGGTTTCAAGTATTATTAAAGCACATCAAAAAGGACAAATATATAAGTCAACAATAGTTCAAGCTCAGGTTATCGAGGCCGAAACGCTTGGATTAAAGTTGATCCAAAGAAAGGGTCTAGGTGAATTACGCTCTGGTATTATTACACAGTGGCGTGAATTAAAGAGAATTATTGACCTGCTAGGTTTAGCGGGCCATTCACTTAGAGGCCAAAGGATTGCGCCAGTAATTATTGTGTTGCAAGGTGATACTAACGTAGGAAAATCTACGATAGTTACTCAGCTTGCTATTGAATTAATTAATAAAATAGCAGATCAAGAACAACTTGATAAAAGTCAAATTCATTTGAATGACATGCTATATACACGTAATACTGAGCAGGAATTTTGGGATCAATACCATGGTCAACTGGTATGTATTTTTGATGACTTTGCACAGAGGAAGGATTTTGCTCAAACACCTAATTTGGAGTTTTTTGAAATTATAAGAGCAGGGAACACTTTTCCGTATCCCCTTCATATGGCAACATTGGAGGAGAAAAATATTACCCTATTTCAAAGTAGGGTAATTATTTGTACTCAAAATACAAAAAGACCACGTATGGAAAGTGTTGCACATCCTGATGCAGTATATCGTCGTTTTGATATTGCTGTATCAATGGAGAAGAATGTGGATAAATATCCAAAAGAAACACCACCAACAGAATTTATTCCTGATTATCATGTTTTTCGTGAATATGATATAAAGAAGGAGAATACTCCTTATACCAATAGAACTTTTGATATGAGTGGATTGGTTAATGAGGCGTTTTCTAAATATCAGGAACGATTTTGTTTTGAAAATCAGCGTAGGAGACATGCAGCTGAAACTGCAAAGAAATATGGTTTTCGTGCTGATCCACAAGGATTATTCGATTGGTTATCTTTCCGTTGTCCAGTTCCAGCTACTTCACCAACACCTTGTGAAGGTTGTGCTGGGATTGATAAATATCATCGACCAATGACTTTAGCTACATTCAAGAAATATAATGAATGTCAAAAACAACGACAAACTGAAGATTGTATTGATGAAGCTATTGGGAAATTGTTTCAAGAACAGACAACATGGTATGAATACTTTATGAGTTTTAAGGATAAAATAGTGGAGTATTTATGCACTTATAAAGTTTTATTTGCTGCGTTAGGTATGCTTGCATGCGTTTTTGCAGCGAAGAAGATGTATAATTGGTTCAGTTCAACAAAAGCAACCACTGAATCATACGAGGCAAAGCCCACTAAGGGAAAAACTACTGCAAGACAGTCTTCTTCAAAAAGAGCAATTCGTTCTCTTAAGAAGGAGGTTAAAGCTAATTTAGAGACAGCAGATAATCAAGCTGTTGATATATGTAGTATGCTTTTCCGGAAGAGCAATTATATGCTTCGAGTGGGAAATCAAAATGTTGGTAATTGTTTCTTTTTGCGAGGGAGAATATTATGTTTTCCTCGTCACTATATTCCTGCTATTGAGTATGCTTGTAGTGTCGATCAAGACATTAAGGTTGAAATTTTTACCAAGATGGAGCCAAAGACAACATCTTATCAAATGTTGGCTCGTGATTTTATACGTGATTATAACCCAGTATATGAAGACGAGACATACGATATGGCAACAATAGATTTTGTTACTGCTGTTGACCATATTGATATAACTAAGCATTTTCCAACTGAGGAAGAAAGTAGGAAGATGAAACATGTGGCGGTTGGACTTACTGGACAGAGAATATCCAGTGATGTTCATATGTTACATGTTAACAACTCTATAGCCCGCTCTTGTCAAAGAGTGGTTGATGGACAAGTTGTTTATGGTGTAGAATTGGAAGGAACTCAGTTTGAGAAGAAATTTGAGACTAATGATTACTTTGAATATGCACTATCAACAATTAAGGGAGATTGTGGTTCACTTTTAGTGGCTTATGACATTATGATACCTCGAAAAATTTTAGGTATGCATGTTATGGGTATTGAAAATGAGTCAATGGGATTTTCCTTACCTCTATATAAAGAAGACATTTTAGAACATCTTAAAATATATGAAAACGATTCTGCAGTAGAACCACCAGAAATAAGTCGAAAAGCAGACTTGAATTGCTCTCCATTTGTTGGGGAGTGTGAAGTTATTGGACTTTCTGAATTTACTTATGAAGTACCACCAGTAAGTAAGTTACAGAAATCATTATTACATCCTGACAATAACGAATTTGCATGGAGAGAGAGTGTTAAAAGACCATCGCTTTTGCATCGCGTTAAAGTTAGAGAAAATGATGCTTTTATGCCTAATCAGGGAGAATATTTTGATCCGAAGAAATTTCGGTTAGAAAACTGTTGTCAAAAATCACAGTGTGTTGATCAAAAGCTTCTTGATATGGTTAAGTATTATTATAAGGATAGATTAAAAAGACAACTTGTTAGTACTCCTATTCCCGAATATTGCCGTTCTCAGGCAACTGATGACGAGTATATATGTGGGATTGATGGAGATCCTTATATTAGTGCTATTAATAGAAAGACATCACCCGGATATGGTTGGTTTCCTAGTAAAGGAAAACCTGGTAAGACTACTTGGTTTGGTATTGAGGAAAAACCATGTATAACATCGCCTGAGGCTAAATTGGTCTTAGGACAAATTGAAGAGCTGGAACAACAGGCTCTTAAGCTAAAGCGTGTTGATAATATTTTTATCGACACTCTTAAGGATGAGTTATTACCATTAAACAAATTTTGGAAGACACGGGTCTTTTCTGCTTGTGAAATGAAATATTTGTTAGCAGTAAAGAAATATTATCAAGGTATAGTAGCTCTTCTTACACGACATCGAATTAGAACAGGAATTGCTGTGGGCATTAATGTCTACAGCGCTGAGTGGGATGTGCTTGTTAAGTATTTAACTGGCTTATCTTCACATGTTGTGGCAGGAGATTTTAAGAATTTTGATTCGTCTTTATTAACTCAAATTCTTCGTGCAGCTTTCTGGATACTGCATGAATTGATAAAAGAACTTTTTCCAGACTGTACGGATGAACATAATCTTATTCGTATAGTACTATCACACGATCTGTTTAATTCATATCACTGTTGTGGCAACATATTATATATGTGGACACACAGTTTACCATCAGGTCATTACTTAACTGCAATAGTAAATAGCTTATATGTAAATCTTGTAATGTACTATTTATTTTGTTCAGTGCTTAAAGTAGTTCATGCTTATGAAGTACATGAATCCTGTGAACAACTCAGGATAATAGCATATGGTGATGACCACATAGTTGCCATTCCAATACATTATTTGGCACTATTTAATCAGAATACTCTTGTAAAACTTTTTGAGAGTATAGGAATGACTTATACAGATGAACAAAAACATGACACATTATTTTTGTGCCCAGATTCAAGAACAATAAGTGAGGTTACTTTCTTAAAACGATCATTTCGTTTTGAGCGACAACTCGGACGCTTTGTTGCACCGCTAACTTTAGACACTGTGCTCGAGACTCCTTACTGGGTACATAAATCACCTCATGCTGGCGAGATTGTGCAGACAAATGCACAGTGGGCCATACATGAATTAGCTTTGCATGATTTAGACGTATTTGATTTGTGGACAAAACGCATTACAATTGCTTGTCAAAACAAGCTGTTTTGGACACCTATCTTTTATGGCTCTCGTGTTGAGCATATAAAGAAATTAGAAACAACAATGACAGAATGTGATCTTTTCTGACTAGGACAAATACACGGTTTCCAACTAGTCTTAAACTGCTATTTTGTTAAAATCCTGCTCTATTTAGAGTTACCGCCCAAGATGGGATGCAGCAGCCCTGCAAAATCTAGGGCACCCGTGTATATCGCTTTGGACTTAGTCATCCTTGCGACGAATTATCGACTAGCTACAACTACAACACAAAACATAACGGATAATCTGTCCGAACAATCAGGACAGAATATAAATAAAAATATTGAAGGACAAGTTTCTGAAAATACTTTTGAGGAACGTAAAGAGATTTTATCTTTTACTGAAGATTCAAGAGTGTTAACAGATTCTATATCCGTAGCAACAAATTTACCAAGACATTTAATCCAACATGGAGTGGAACCACGAGAACATACTGTGAAGAATTTTCTCATGAGACCAGAGAAAATTGCTACTGCTACTTGGACAACTTCGGCTGTTCGTGGAGCGGTGCTTTTGACTTTACCAATTCCATCATCAATATTGACGACCATGTATAGAGAAAAATTAACTGGATTTGGACTATTGAGAGCTACAGTCGTTTTTAAATTACAATTTAATTCACAACCATTTCAAGCTGGTAGATTGATTTGTACTTATGTTCCTGTTCCAGGATATCTTGGAGACAGGTATATAATGGCAATGAGATCAATACAAAGAATGACTGCACTTCCCAATGTCCTAATAGACATCTCCAAACAGACTGAATGTAATATATCATGCCCGTATGTGAGTTGTTTAACAAATTATGATCTTACTGTTGGAGGAGGTGATTGGGGCGTGCTTAATGTGGTGGTTTATTCACCACTTACATCCGCCTCTACTCAATCCGTCTCCATTACAGTGAGAGCGCACTTAGAAGATGTAGATTTGGGTGCACCAACGCAAAGGGGGCTAGTCTCAGCGGCCGCATTAACTACCGACTGGGGCTTAGTTTCGGGCAGAGTTGCATCTCTTCAAGCCATTGAGCCAACTTTTACAACAACATCTGCAATAAATGGTGTGGAAACACTAGTTATGAAAGAACAAAAGGCTGGACCAATCTCAAGTGTGGGACATTCCATTAGAGCGCCTATTGCTGCCGGACTGGCTACAATAGGAAAGGCCGTACCACTTATTGGCCGAATTGGAACTATTGCAAATGGATTTGCAATGTCCGCACTTAATGCCTTTGCAGAATTTGGCTTGGGAGAACCCCAAAACTTATCTAAAACCAATCCTATGGTACTTAATTCGTTTAGTTCTTTTGCCTGTACTGATGGGTGTGATAACGGTAGACCAGTGTGTCTACGATATGACAACCATGTTAGTCCACTAAGTGGATTTGCAGGTTCAGATATAGATGAGTTGAGTATCGCTTATTTAGCACAAACACCACAATATGTCGGAAATTTTCAGGTTTCAACGTCAACAACTGTTGGAACTGAATTATTCACAATACCTATGAATTTGAATAAGGACGATCCTGATGTTAGTCTTGTTTATCAGACTGATTCAGTTGGTCCTGTGACAGTAACACAACAACAACCATCTTTACAAAAATATATAGCATCAATGTTTCAATATTGGCGTGGAGACAGTATAATACATTTGGGATTTGTGAAGACAGATGCACATTCAATGCGTGTTAAAGTCGTTTTTGATCCTATGGCTAAACATTCAGCAGATATTTCATACTCTAATTCAGAGTATTGTTATTCTGTTGTTTTGGATATTCGTGAGAAGACTGACTTTTATATTCGCATTCCTTATATTTCAACAACACCTTGGAAGCTTGTAGGGCAAACAAATGCCACTTCAGGCAATTTAGAAAATCAATATGGATGTGTTAATGTCTTTTTAGACAATGTAATGCAAGCAGCAAGTGCAGTAGTTTCTACTACTGTTGATTGCGTGGTAGAGTGGTGCTTGGCTGAAAACGTGGAATTTGCTGTACCTTTGACAGAATTTTCATATTTACCCTTACAATTTAGTGCTGCGACGGGAGTCACTAAGGCTACCCTTCAAGGTATGTTTGCAAGTGA